ATATAAACAGCAGACTCAGGGCCTTCTGGACAAACATGTCTTAGTCTATGATTATCTTTACTAGGATGAGGAATATCAAATCCCTTCTTAGAAGAAATTCTGGCACTCAACATAGTAATAGTTGGACTACTAATAGTACCACCAACCTTAAGTGTACCACCAATAGTTACCTTACCTGCAACGGTAAGATTAGCATTAAACTGAGAATTATCATTCGCAACGTTTAAAGCATTCTTTGTATTAACTCCATTGGTTATACTAGTAGAGTTCCTAATAGTAGGTGCATACTTCGTACACAAAGCATAGTAATTATTCAATGTATAGAAGTTAGTAACACCACTCCTATAATTAGAAATACCATCAACCTGTAATGAATATGGAGGTGAAGCAGGGATACCGATAGGAGGGCCTATCATCACAGTTGCCTGTGGTATTCCTTGGTTGGGTATTAATCCAGCATAAACAGGGCCATTAACCGCTAGTGTGCCTGGATATATCTTTGATCCTGGCGCAAGAAATGATGTGTCTAATGCTCCGATGACTTCTTTGTCACCGACCATATGAATCGAAACGGTCTTTGCCATCTATAAGAAATCCTTGAATTTATCAAATGTACTGATAAGACTACCAAGGAATCCACCCTGTTTCTTATCTGTCTGAGTACCTTCTTCTACTGATACACCACCACTAACCTCAATAAACTGGGCACCCAATGATAAGTTCTTTCTAGCAAGAATATTAATATTAGTTGCCTTTTGGTTCATAACCGCACAGTCTAATAATATATGTTTACCAGAAGTTAATGTTAACTCTTCTTGGGCAGTAAACCTTATATTTCTTCCTTTTAATATTATATCACCATCTTGTGCTTCAAGAACAATATCTCCAATAGAAGCACAAATTACTTTCGTTGGTTCACCTGCCTTACCATCAATTCCAACAGTCTCATAAGAAGTTCCATTGACAACTAACTTATGTAAACCATTCTTATAGAATGAGAACCCTTGAAGTTCATTGCTGATCATTTCAAAATCAACATACTCATCCTTAAGATCACCATCAGGAATCTTTATACCCGAAGCAATCCTAAAGCCAGGATATGTACCGTAGTACTCCTGAGTCGTGATTTGTTGTATATCTAATTTATTGTCAGTTGATTCTCCTCGGAGTTGTCCGCCGAGACCGAAACTATCTGTCATGAGGTTACCCCGCTACCTGTTCTTGGTTTGCCGACACAATCAACCACATCAACAACCAATACTCGGCTTCTATCTGGTTTTTCTCCAATATCAGAGACATAATCAGGACTATATGATACCACAGGAATTAATTTGGCACCAGTCCCAGTTCGACTATTTATTGAGACTTCTGGAATAATCCTATGTTTATCTTTACAAGCAAGATTCTTAACTCCAACAACAGATCCAGCAGGAGTCAATAATAGATCAAAATAACAATTACCCACCTGACCCGTATCACCATCTGTATATCCAATGCCAGGTCTATATGGAATAAGAGTTGTCACAATGCCAACGGCTTGACTACCGATTCCAGCAATTCCTCTAGTAGTAAAGTTATAAGTATCCGTCTTTGCAATTCCAGCAAACTGGTTACTAGCAAGATCTTTAAATGAACCCTCTGTCATTGAAACAAAGTATTCTGTATTTGGTTTCAAATCATTTCTAGGATTTATCTGTATTATTCTGTCAGACAAGAAACTTATTCTTTGATCTTGTACAGGAATCTTCTCATGTATTGCATTAGTTAATGATTCTGTAAGTGTAATATCACCTGCACCCTTCAATACTGGTTCATTGAAAGTAACTGATAGACTTACAGCAGTTTGAACTCCAACTGCATCATCAGCAGGAGTTGTAAATGTAATATATGGAGCAACATCCTCTGTTCCTTCAATTGGTTTAGGCCCTTCCGTAACAGGGAATTTTGGAGGAACTACATTAGTTGCCTGACAATATCCCGATCCATTGGTAATCATATATACGTCAACAATACGACCCTCACTATCTAATATTGCTTGTGCTTTAGCTCCACCACCATGACGAGTCTTATCAATAATCGCAATAAATGGTGGTTCACTATATCCAAATCCTGCATCTAGAATCTCTAGTGTTAAAATACTACCATCAACAGAAGATACAATAGGCATCAATACAGCAGTTTTTGTTCCATCTCCATGAACTTCTATTTTAGGAGGAATACAATCAGGCCATACAAATCCTGAAGGAATCGCATCTCCCAAATCATCCTGAGTCTTAGGATTATTAGTCTTCTCATTACAATCAAATAGTTCGGGAACTCCTGCACCAAATAGACTTAATAGAGAGAACCTATCCTTAATACCTAAGTTTGCAGCCTGATCCAAGTTATTGATTGTCTCCATACTACCCAACATACCTGCAATACTAACTTGAGGTTTGTCAGATAATCCTTTACCCTGTGACCAATCCTTATATTCCTTACACTGTAGATTATCACATGCTAAGAATGAGAGTAACATATCAATATAACTACTGATCTTACCCAACAGACTACCAATACCACCGATTGCACCTGTCAACCAATCCAATCCCATTGTAATTGGTCTTAAACCTTCAGTAATCTTATCATTAACATCAGCCATTATACTACCAACTGCCTGTTCAACAGCACAAGCAGTATTGTTTAATGCCTTACCTACCATGTCCTTAAACATGTCCATGATATTCTTACCCAGATCCACACCCAAGTTATCAAATACACAGAAGATAATATCCATTATCCTCTTAAAGGCATTTACTACTGGGGACTTCTGAGGTTCTGGAACTAGTAACCCAATAAAATCTCTAAATCTCTTTCCAAGTAAACCTAATATTTTATCTCTAAGTTTATTAATTATCATCTTAACTGCACCAGTCACCAAACGGGCAGCCTTACCGATAATTTTGTTTATATCTACTAGAACATTCCTTGCAGTATCAATATAAACACCAGCATACTCTGTAAGAGAGTTTACTGTCTTGAGAAAACTACCGATAGTATGTGTAATATCACTAAGAGCATCATTCTCACATGCATTATTTCTTGTGTGAGGGCCTAGATTTATATTTGCAAAGGCAACATCTGCTGCTCTAGCCTTACTAATACCTTCTCTTCCTCCTTCTCGTTCTCCCTTCTCTTCCTCATCACTACCAGATTTCTGTAATTTCCTTTCTTCACCAACTTTATTTTCAGCATTACCAGCTGGTGTTGATGCTGGTTTTTCCTCTGCCAGTGGTTGTGTTGTAAGTCCATCTACACCTGCATCCCTTCCTGTAGGAATACCAAATGCATTTTCTCTCTGAAACTTGTCCCTATCATCAAAATCTACAGGGCCTTGTGGAATTAAAAATCCATCGGAGTTTTTAGGCCCCAATGGATTTACATTCCTAGCCAATGCACCAAAGATGACTGGCTGTTGTCCTTCTTCTCCATCCATGAAGAAACCAAATACAGTTTCTCCTCCTACCATTCTAGAACTTTCACCTAAACATGCCTGTCCACTACCAGAGGTAGCATCTACCAGAACATGTGACCAAGGTAAATCTTCGTCTGGTAATATATTAGTGTCAAATGGGTGATAACCAATAATTCTAACTCTACACCTAAATGCCCATCCAGCATCTGTATCAGTTGACTCATCACGCCAAACTCTAGGATGGGCAACTCTGCCTATCCACCATACAAATCCATCTCTACCAACAAAGTTGGTTTTTAATAGGGCACTGTCTAACATTAGTCGTCATAGATTAAGCATTCTGGCTCGTCTGGGTGTTGATCACAGAAGAGTTCAATGCAGTTAGGATCGTGATGATCTCCTGCAACAATCTCGTCATGATGATGCTCCTCGTATTCAATTAAATCGTGTAATTCTTCCTCAATGTGTCTACGCATCTGTGGATTCGTAGTACTATCTTCAAGGATTTCTTTGTCCTTGGCTATGTGGGCTTCTATTGATTCCATAAAAGTAAATCTCCTTAATTAAGACCAAATGAATCTCGTATAAGATTTAGGGCGGTAACGTTCTTACCTTCAGATAATTCAAAGTGATGTCTTAGACTACGGATAATATAAAATCCACTAAGTTGTTGATCAACTTCTTTCTTGTCTGCTTTGTCAGTGCCACCTTCGTTGTCAGTTGGCCCAGATTTGGGAACGACAACCTTGATAACTCCTCCAGCACGCAGTCTAATATTACAAGGTACAGTTATATTTAGTGACTGTGTGAAGAGCAACGTATATCTAGAGAATGCCCTAGACATGTCTGCATCACTTCTACCCGAACCTGCCGCTTCTCCATCATCATTAGTTTCCTTTAATGATGGCCCTAACATACCTTTATCACCTATCCTAACTAAAAGTCTAGAGGCATAGCCAGTAATATCACCTTTGGGGATGGGAACATCACCCCCAGCAGTCTTCATACCCTCTCTATCCAACTCTTCTTTTAATCTGTGATGGATAACATTTGTTTTCCAATCTATAGGATTAAAGAAATATGTCAAGTTAGAGTATAGTCCAACTCTAAGATTTTTTTGTAGATTTGTTGTCTTATCCGTATAATGGTGAATTATTTGATGGTCTGCACTCTCATCTTCAGCCTCACCAATAGCTGTGGAAAAAGTATATGTCTCTATTACTGCTGGTTCATTATTCTTGGATATGAGTAATTTAGGATCAACATTCTCAGTTGAAGATATTATGTTATCTACTGATCTAAACTTATATCCATCAAAATCCTCATAGAATAAAAATCCAGAAGTACCATCAGCCTTACCAGTAGTTGCTGGTTGAGCCTTAGGACATAACCAAGTGGCAATATAAAATGGTTTTCTACTATTACCAATAAACTCATACTTGGTGATACTCTTCTCTATTTCATACCTATCTTCTGGTACTTTTAATACATCTTTAAGAATGGTTTCTATATGTGTACTAATCTCAGCACTCTTATATCTTTGTTGACATCTGACAGTCTCATTCATTAAGTTCTGCAATGAACTCATGCATATAGTAAAAATTTCTTGGTTTTCGTTCTTAGTAACATCTTCAATGCCTGTAATATACAAAGGATTGTTCTGATCGTCATTACTAGTGAAAACTAAATCACCATTATTAGTTCCTACTGTCAAATCAACTCTTTCATACCCTCTTAAAGGTATCCTACTAAGCATATTTGTAGTATCAGAACACTTCAAATAACAAGTAATTGCAGGAGATAATATATCCTCATAGTAATCCATTGAAATTACTTTACTTGTTATATTCTCAGCCTCTAAACCAGACTTAGATGAATCAGTACTCTGACCCTCAACATACTTAACTTCCTGATCGGGAGTTACATTAATACTTTTAAAGTTTACTTTATTAAGACTTGACATTATGAAGCCCCCAAACTCTGTATTTGCATCATAGCCAAGACAGTACCACTGTCATCTCCTATAGGAATAAATTCTGGTGACTGTGGTGGTTGATTGTTAGGTACTGCCCTAGGAGGTACTGCTGATGGCATATTACCTGGCGGAAGTGCAAGAATAGTAGGTTGTCCTCCTCCTCCACTGTCTGCTACATCATACTCTGGATACTGTTCTGGTGCAGTCTTATCTATCCGAACTCCCTCAACCTGAGATGCATCACTCTTCAATAATGGATTTTCAACTGCACCTCTTTCCATTTGTTTTCCAGATCCATACTCTTGGAAGAAAGCATTATCTTCTATACCACCTCTATCAACTACATCAGAACCTTTTACTTCACCACCAAGAAACTCTGTTCTACCACCAACATGTTTTGCTGCTGACTCTTGCAGTTCTGGATTCTGTAATGCTGCAGCAGTCCTATCATATAAATCCTCCATTTGTTTCTCAGTTACATCTTGTCCTCTCCTTTCATAATAAGACATCATTGCTTTCACAGCAGTCTTCTTATCTTTAATATTCTTAAATTCCTCAGATGTCTTAGTACCTTCTCCTTTTGAAGCAGTAGGATCTTTATATGCAGGTTGATACTGACCATCAGCAGTAACTACTTCCTTAATAGTTCCACCATATGTACCATCAGCATGTCTATTATAGATTGACTGTGCAACATCTGCTCTAGATTGATCATCTCCACCCTCTAAAGCAGAAACGGCAGTTAAAGCAGCAAAGTCCTCACTCTCAGTATCCATAG